TCCTATGTGTTTAAGTTTATAGATATTCACCCAGAAACAAATAATAGTCAATTTTCAGTTAATTTTAGAGATGGTGGAAGTTTGTATGATGCAATAAAAACCACAACTCATTTTAGAGCTTTTCAAGATGAAGCTGGTACATCTACAAGTTTAACATACGCAAGTACTTTAGATTTAGCACAAAGCACAGGAATACAACCTATTTCTGGGAATATGAGTAATGATAATGATAGTGGTATTAGTGGGGAATTACATTTGTTTAATCCTAGTTCAACAACTTACGTAAAACATTTTATTAGCAAAGTAAATTATCAAGGTAGTGCATATTCTATTAATGGATATGTTGCTGGTTATTGTAATGTTGCTGTAGCAATTGACGGTGTTCAATTTTCTTTTAGTTCTGGAAATATTGATGACGGCATCATCAAAATGTATGGAGTGAAATAATGGCTTTGTTTTCGTTACACTCCAACAAAGAAATAATTAAAAGGATTTAATTATGGCACTTACTTATCACAATAATAACTCCATCTCTAATGTTACTAGCTTCGCACAAGTACCTTCTGGTAGTCCTGTATTATTATCTACGGCTACTGCATCAGCTTCTAGTTCTATAGAGTTCACAAGTGGAATTGATAGCACCTATGATGTTTATCAATTTGAATTTATAGATTTTAATCCAAGTGTAGATAATGCTGGTTTATATTTTCAAACATCAACAAACGGTGGTAGCACTTACGCAACAACAATAACATCTACATTTTTTTATGCGTACCATTTTGAGGCAGACACACCTACTGCATTAGCTTATGATGCGTCTATGGATCAAGCACAAGGAACATCTTTTCAAAGATTAATAGATGCTACAGGAAATTTATCAGACGAAAGTGGTGCTGGTACGTTACAATTATTTGCACCTAGTTCTACAACTTATGTTAAACATTATATGTCTAATTGTAATAGTTACGTAGATGGAACATTTACAACAAATTATTATAGTGCTGGATATTTTAATACAACAAGTGCTATTAACGCAATTAAATTTCAACCAGCATCAGGTAATTTTGATGGAACAATTAAAATGTATGGGATAAAAGCATAATGCCACTAACTAAATTAAATAATAAAGCTGTAGCAAATGTAACTTCTATACCAGTTGCTCTAGGAGATATGGTATTAGTATCTAGTGCTACTGCTTCATCTTCTGCTAGCATAGAATTTTCATTGGGAAATTATAAAGAGTATCAGTTCTTCTTTGTGAATATTCACCCACAAAATTATCAAGTGTCTTTTCAATTTAATTTTAGTACAGATAGTGGTTCTAATTACAATGTAACTAAAACCACAACTGCTTTTAGAGCAAGACATACAGAAGCTGGTGCATCTGGTGGTATTTCTTATGAAACTGGTGAAGATTTAGCACAATCAACATCATTTCAAAACTTAACTTTTAATATGGATTCAGAATCTGATTCTAATATATCTGGACAACTACAACTTTTTAATCCTAGTTCCGACACATTCGTTAAACACTTTATGGCAACAAATAATTCAACTTATGATGATGCATATTCACAATTTACTTTAAATTTTTTTCATGCTGGATATGCCAATACTACATCAGCTTTAACCAATATAAAATTCCAAATGTCTAGCGGAAATATAGATGCTGGTAAGATATTGATGTTTGGCATTAACTAAAATGGCAAGCATTTTAGCCAATGAATTTTGCTTTGCTCATGGAATTAACTAATATATAACGGAGATATTATGATACAACACAAAATAGTAGATGGCAAAATTGTGGCATTAACACCACAAGAAATTACTGATAGACAAAATGCTGAAGCAGCTTGGTTAGCATCACAACCTAGTCCACTAGAAGTAGCTATGAAAGATTTAAGAGTTAGAAGAAATAAAGCTCTTGCTGATTCGGATTGGACTCAATTACCGGATGTTGGTTTTAATGCAGCTGAGAGAAATGCTTGGATGATTTATCGTCAAGCACTAAGAGATATTACGAATAATATTGAAACTGCTGAACAAGCTAAATCAATATCTTTTCCTGTTAAGCCATAATTACTCTTGACTTTATTGCGGTGCAACATTATATGGCAACGCATGATACCTTATAACAACGAAGAAATGGAGTGGTTAAGCTATGTTTGATAACTGGTTAAAAAACTTTGATGTATTGGATTACAAAACAGTAAAAAATAATTTTGTAGAATACAATCAAAAAGTAAAAAAGTTTTGGACAGACTTCTTTGAAGATGTCTTTTCTGACAAGAAAAAATAATTACAACAAATTAATTCTATACCCTGCTTTATTTACATGATAGAGTGGGGTATTTCTTTATCTACCCTATGGCTAATACTTATAAGAACGCATTTTTTGATTTAACCACAACTAGCAAAATTGATATTTATACTTGTCCTGCTGAAACCACTTCTTTAGTCAGAACGATACAAGTTACCAATCATGCAGGTTCTAATCCTGAATTAGAAGTATTTGTCTATGATGCTTCTGCATCTACAGAATACGAAATATCTCATAGTGTTTTTTCATCTAAAACATATCAAAATATGATTACTCATACTCTTGTTTTAGAAGCTGGAGATATTTTAAGGATGCAAGCAAATACAGCAAACGCAATGAAAGGTTTTATTAGTACATTAGAAATAGATTTTTAATATGGATATTGTTTATATTCCTAAAGAAGAAATTAACAAAGTTTGGGTACTTGCCAAACCTTATGTAGATGATGCTTTAGTATATTCCAATAGTCATCATCATTCAGATCATTTTAAAAACCTTATGGTTCAAGGCAAATTACAGCTTTGGTTATTATGGGATGATAAAAAGAACACTATTCAAGAGAAAATGAATGGTGTAGTGGTATCAGAGATTATTAACAGAAGTATTAAAAAGGTATTCCATCTGCCTATTGTTACTGGAAAAAATAGACAAAGATGGCAACATTTAATTGAAAAACTTGAAAATTTTGCTAAAGATCAAGGATGTGATTGCATGGAATTAATTGCAAGACCTGGTTGGCAAAAGATTCTTGATAAACATAATTACTTTAAAACCCATGTTGTTTTAGAGAAAAACTTAAAAGAGGAGTAAAACACAAATGTCATTTTTATCAAGTTCAGGAGATACTACACAGCAAACCGTATCAGGTGCTTATGCTCCGGCAGTTCCTGCATTAGGACAGATTTTAACAGAAGCAACTAATATATATAATTTAGGATCTACAGGATCTGGTTATGTTGCACCAACTCAACAAACATTAACTGGAATTGGACAAGCTGAACAAATGGCTAATCTTGCTCAACAGCAACAAATGGCTACTTTATCTGGAGCTTATTTAAATCCATTCTTATCTCCTATGCTACAACAATTTGGACAAGATGTTTATGGAACAGTTGCTCAACAATTCTCAGGTGCAGGAAGAACTCCTACATCTCCTGTTGCTCAACAACAAGTAGCAGCTCAAGTTGCGGCTAAAGCATTACCTTATGCTTTCCAAACTTATGGACAAGAAAGAGGTTACCAAGAAGCATTAGCTCAAAGAACACCAACATTAACTCAAGTAGGTTCTCAATTAGAAGCATTACAAAGAGCAGAACAATTAGCACCGTTCCAAGCATTACAACAATATGCAGGAATAGTTTCGCCTATTGCAACAGGTTTCCCAGTTCAGACAACTACAAAAGACGTAAATCCAGATTATCTAACTGCTGGATTAGGTTTAGGTCAATTGTTATTAGGTGGAAAAGGAATATTTGGATTATTATAATGAAACAATTAAATAAATTTTATTTTGATTTAGAAACAAAATTAAAGAATAAGCCATTAAAGTATTACTTAGTGCTTTTAATTATAGCTTTGGTATTATAGTATGGGTTCAGTAGTAAGTTCCATAACAGATGCTGTAGGTAGTGTTATTGGCGGTGCTGGTGATATACTTAGCGGTGCTGCTGATGTAGTTGGTGATGTTGTAGATGCAGCAGGAAAAGTTGTATCAGATATTGATATAGAAGATGCTGTAACAACATATATTATGACAGGGGGTAACCCTTATGCAGCTGCATTTGCTGCAACTTCAGCAGATGAAAAACTAGGTTTTAATCCTGCGGTATTTTATGATCCATCTTCAGGATTTGGTTTTGCAGATCCAACTGTATATGGTGGTGGTATGCCAGGTATTGAATCTTATCCAGGACAATCTATTATTGAACCATTTGCTACACAGGCGGTAACAGCTTTAGCAAGATCAGCATTAGAACAAAGTCCAAGTACTCAACAAGAATTTGCTAATATTGCTAATCTTTCCTTAGAGGGATTGCAACAATTACAAGGAATGATTGCTTCAGGTGAATATGAAAAAACACCCTCATTAAGTTTTTTTAATGCTGAACGACCTGTAAGTAATATTATGGATCGTTATGCTTCAGCAAAAGCAAATATAAACAACATCATAAATCCACCAGGTTTATTAGCTAGTAATAAGTTTGGTATTTATGAAGATTACTTTAAACAGAGAGGACTAATATAATGGCTTCAATATATGATTTAATTAAAAGATATACTTACGGTATGCCTGGACAAGATGGTGGACAAGCAACTAGAGGATTACTAGGAACTGGTGGTGAATATGGTGGTGGACTATTGCAAGATATAGTTCAATCTCCTGATGTTATTTCAGGAATAGGATTAATTTCATCTGGCATGAGAGGTGAATCGGTTCAAGATGCTTTAATTAAACAAGCTAAAATAAAACAATTACTTGCACCTCAAGGTCAATTAATTAGAGCAAAAAATAAACAAACAGGACAAAATGTATTTGTAACTAAACAACAAGTATTAGCAAATCCTGGAGTTTATGAACCACTTGTATCTACAACACAACCTACTTTAAGTGGAGAAGCATTTATTGTTTATAACAAACTTAAAGGTGCAAAAAATAAAGAAGAATTTCAAAAAGCATATGATGCTCTTTCTCCTGTAGAACAAGATATTTATAATTCAAAAATTAAAGCAGCATATAATCCATTTGATATAGGAGCTATGATGGGTAATCAAACTTATGAATCTAAAGTTCCAACAAAAGAAACAAAAAAAATAAATATTCAAGAAACTGATGATTATAAAAAAGTTAAAGAAGCAAATCCAAAAGCATCAAATCAACAAATTATAGATTTTTTAAAAAATAAATTTCCTGATAAATATAAATAGGAGTAATTATGGCAGTTCAAATTGTTGATCCTTTTGAAACAAAGGATAATCAAAACATTATTGACCCATTTAAAGATGAGGAAAAAAAGAAAAAACCAAAAACTCCTCTTGAGGAAGCATTTGGTGATTTATCTATAAGTCAAATTATTGCAGGTAAAAAAAAAGAAGATATTGAAAAAATAGAAATTGTTGATCCTTTTGAAAAACCATTTTTTAAAATAACTGGAGAGCAACTCCAATCTATTTGGCAAGATGAACTTGGGTTAAGTAAAGAAAATAGAGAAAAATTAAAAACCATTATTGGTGATGAAAATACCGTACTTGGAAAAGTAAATGGTTATTTAGTTGATACTACTTCTGTTGTTTTAGATACTGCCATGAGAACAGGAACTTCATTAGGAATGATTGTTTCTGGTATTGCCGGTGATGTAGTAAATTATGTTAATAAAGGAATTGAATCTGACGGAGCAAGTGGAGCAGGTGAAAGAGTTACAAGAAATATTAATAATTTATTTATTAGTGAATTAGGTATTGTTAGAGGATATACTCCTGTTCCTAAAAAACCTGGAACAATTAAAAGTGTAAAAACAGGTGAAGAAATTACAAACATTGTTGAATACGCAAAAAAGAGTCCTGAAAATAAAGTTGAAGTTATTTCTAATTTAACAGAAACTTTAAATAAAGAAGTTCAAAATATTAAAAAAAATAATGATGTTATTATAGGAGATACATTTAAAACATCTGATAACATTACTCAATCTGCAAAACTTGATGAAATTAAAACTGGTACAAAAAAAATAAAAGAAGAATTAGTTACTATAGATACACCTGAAACTATACAACGAAAACCTGCACTACCTGTAGAAACAGTTAAAACTATTACAGATAGTGTTGAGCAAATAATGGTTAAAGAAAATATAACCAGAAATAAAGAAATACCTATATCATTACAAGTTCAAGATATATTAACATCTGGAAAATATGATCTTCCTGAAATAATAAAAACAATAGCAGATCAATCTAAAGCAACTCCAGAACAAATTGTTCAATTTATTTTTCCTAGTATTAGACAATCAGCTCAAGAAATGAATATATATTCTCAATTAGCAAGAAGAATAAAAGAACAATTAGACCCAGATTTTAAAACATCATTATCTAATATTGCTGATAAACCAATTTATAATAATTTAAAAAAGATTGATAATTTATGGAGAACATCATTAGTTACTCAATTAGCAACAGCAGTTCGTAACTTTGAATCTGGTGTAATTAGAATGTCAGTCAATACATTACAATCTATTGTTGATGCTATATTACAAAAAACATTTGGTAGGTTTTTAGATCCAAAAGAATTACCAAAATATCTATCAAGTCCTTTAAGAAATTTAGAAAGTATTGCTAATACATTTGCTCAAATTCCTGTACCAGGTTTATCTACTAATAAATTGGGTTATAAAAAATATATTCAATTAAAAGATACTATTAATAAAACATTAGAAAATTTTCCAACAGAAAAAAACAGATTATTTTTAAGATATTCTTCAGATGTTAATTCCGTTATGAAAGGAAAAGGACTTGTAGGAAATATTTTAAATAAACTTCAAGATGGTGCAAATTTTTTAAATATATTTAACAGAACACAAGAGTTTGCTATTCGTAGAGCTGTATTTGATGCAAGATTAAGAGAATTAATTGATGCAAATAAATCTTATTATAAAGGAAAAACATTAGAGCAAATCCTTGCAGAAGGAAAACAAAAAGGACTTAGAACTGTAGATATAGCTTCAGCAGTAGATAAAGCATTAGACACAACATTTGCAAAAGATTTTCCTAGAGGAAGTATTCCTGATAAATTTATTCAAGCTGTAAATTCAGTTCCTATTGTTTTTTCATCTTTAATTCCTTTTCCTAGATTCTTAATGAACTCTATTAAATTTCAATTAGAATATTCACCAGTAGGATTTGTAAGATTTTTAAGCAAAGAACAAAGAACAAAACTTTCTAAAGGAGATACATCAGGATTAAGTGCTGCTGTTGTTGGTTCAGGTTTATTACTTACTGCTATGGCATTGAGAAAACAATCCTACGCAGGTGATAAATGGTATGAATTTAAAATAGGTGATAAGACTTATGACACTAGACCTCTTAACCCATTTGCAGCTTATTTATTTATTGGAGATTTAATTAATAAATATAATAATGGAACATTAAGAGATATACCCCCAACTAAAGATATTCTTTCTGTATTATTTGGTGTTAGAGGCACAACAGGATTATACATAGTAGATAATATGATTGATCTATTAACTAATACAGATTTCAAATCTGGTACTGAAGGTGTTAATAAATTAAAAAGATTAATTGGTGAAAAACTTGCAGGGTTTCTAACACCACTTAGAACCGTTACTGATGCACTTGGACAATTTTATCCTGAAATGTCTATCTCAAGAGATATAGGAGAAAGTCCATTTACAGGAGCATTTACTAAAAGATTAGGCGGTGGAGATTTACCTTATTCAGGTTCACCGACAAGTTTTTATATTGATGCAGCAGGTAATCCAAGAGCAAGACCTTATTATAATCCAAACCCTCTTGCTACACAATTAACTGGATTAAGACAAATACCACCAAAGAATCCTGCGGAAATTGAAATAGATAAATTGCAAATACAACCTAGAGAAATATTTACATCTACTGGTATTCCTGAATTGGATAGAGCCTATAAAGATAAATTATCTTTTTTGATAGGAAATGGAATATCAAAAATAGTTCAAACTCCACAATATCAAAATTTAAATTTTAATCAAAAAATACTTGTAATGAAAGATTTGATTAATAAAGCTAAACAAACAACAAAACAATCATTACAAAATGATACAACATTATTTCCTTTACTTGCTAGACAAAAACTTAATCAATTGTCAAAAGACAAAAGAAAATTATTTGATGAAATGTATGGTATAGAGAATTTTGAAAAACGATTAAAATTAATAAAATAACAAGGAAATAAAATGTAATATTATGACTGAAGAAAAACTTTCCACTTCTCAAGAGAATAAAATTGAGATAGTTAAACTACAAGGTGAGATGGCTCTCATCCACCACAAGATAGACACCATTAAAGACAATCACCTACATCATATAGACGAAAAAGTGAATCTAATCTATAAGGTTATATGGGTTATATTAGGAATAAGTCTAACAGGTGTTGCAAATCTAATCGTAACTTTACTAGCAAAATAACTAAATCCAATATTGGTACTATTGCAGAACATATTGCGATGATACAACTAATGAAAGAAAATTATTTAGTTGCCAAAGCAATAGACCCACAATCTTTATTTGATTTAGTTGCAGTACATAAAGAAACCGGAGAGATAAGATTAATAGACG